TTGCATAAATGGTACAAAAGTCGAGCTACCCAGAATAACAACTTGAGTAAATGATTTATAATTGAGGCGTAAGATTTGTGTTTCTAGCAAATCTTGAAAATCGCGAACATTGGCTGTTTGGTCAAGAGCCTCACCATTCACTAAAATATCAAACACCGTAGGCTTAATGCCCCGGCGAACAATATATGAAACTGTTCCAATAGTAAACGATACTTCGACAAGACAGTCGCCTTCGTTGACACTATTGACTAGTTGAGGTTTGTTAATTTTACGAAAGGGTTTGCCAAACAGACTAAATGTCAACGCATCAAGAATGGTACTTTTACCTGTTCCGTTCTCGCCGACAATTAGTGTGTTCAGATGTCGGTCAAGGTCAACTTTTATCCAAGTGTTTCCTGTCGAAAGGAAATTTTTCCATTTTATACTATGAAATTGTATCATCAGTTTTTATCCTGGTATTAAATGAAATCATAATTCTATCATAATCAGCAGTATGGGGTGATACCATATGCATAGTAGATGATGGAAACAAAATCAATTCCCCTTCTACGGGACAATATTCAACTATCTTCACATCTTCAGAATTTCTCTGAAACGAATCTAGACTTGAGTTTTCGACAATTGCAATAAGCCTACCCGTATTTCCATCTTCTGGTTGAATAGGCGAGATCGCGGACAGATAAAAGGCTCCAGACAAATAACTGCCCGGATGTGTGTGTGGTATGTTCCAATGAGCTTTATTGGCTGAGTTAATCATATACCACGAATTTGTCAATTCAAGTTCTATGTCTGGGTAGCGCGTATTGTGCAAAAGTCTTGTTGCTTGAATTAGTTTTTCGTTCACCGATGAAGCAAACCATTTTCCCGCCTCAAAAGTTTCCCAATCAAGTTCTCCAATTTCATCTGAATGAAACCCCCCAATATTTGATTTGTTATTATGCCTATCTTTATCCAATAAAAAGTGGGCTTTGTCCATCAAGTCTTGACGAAAATTATCAACAATGGGTAGAGCAAACCTCAAAAAAGGAATTCCGTGTATTGTACATAAAGGCCCTGGGTTATCGTTTAGTATCATTATTACTCTAGATCCATAGTCAGAGCATCTTTATGTAAATCCTGTAGAAGTTCCTGAAGTTGGGTTTTATCTCCTGAAATTTCAATAGTTTCGATATACTTATTCAGAATTGTCATTGTATCTTCAGCCTGGTCGATTAAAGAATCTTCGCCAATACTAATAATATCAGTAAAATCTTCTACGATAGAAACGGTCATTGGGTTTACTTTATATAGTTTATCTAACATAATATCAAACCAATACGGGTTTGTTTTGTTTTGAACGACAACTTTAATGCACGATCCGGCATACGACGAAAAGTCTTTGCCTGTCACTTCTTCAAAAGTTTTGCCCTCGTCATCATAAAAGATTTTATGAAACATTCTATAGGGATTACGAATATATTCTAACTCTCGCGTATCTGTATCAAACACATGGAATCCTCGGGGGTCTTGATAATCTGTCCATGTTATTTCATACGGTGCGCCGAGATAATAAACGGTACCGTCATCTGACTTATGATGATAGTGCCCAGACATGACCATATCAAACCTATTGAATATTGCAGCGTCAATTCCGTGTTCATTAGAATATCCAGGATGCATTTGAAATCCGGCCAATTCTAAATGCCCCATGATAATTTGAGCATCACTATTCTCAATAAGGTCGTATGTTTCTTTACGGTTCCCGTCGTTAATCCAAGGAAGAATAAGAATTTTCAGCCCATCAAACATAAGTTCAGTTGGGTCTGCATATATCCAAGGTTCGTGTTTTCCGTCAAACGAAGAAAACAGCTCTGTCATAGAGTTTATTTTATTGGTGTTTTTAAGGTAAGTATCATGGTTGCCTATAATAATATGAGTATCAATTTCTTCTTTCCCAAGTCGATGAATAAATTTTTCTCTTAATGATTGAAGCGTGTTGAAGTTGATGAATTTTCGACGATCTACTACATCCCCCAAATGAACCAACGTCTTGATGTTATGTTCCCGTAGGTATGGAAAGAAAACTTCATCATAGAATTTGAAAAAGTATTCGTTGAAGGCCGCGCTATCATTCCTACCCCCGAAGTGGGTATCGTTCACCAAACCAATCTTCATTATGAATTATCCTTTTCAAACTTTTCCAATCCCTTCTTCTCTTTTGTATCCTTAGTCTTTTGTCGCTGCTTTTTAATTCCAGCTTCAAAGGTAGTTATAAAATCTTGCATATTTTCATATAGAGCCGGCTGTTGAATGACATTAACACGTTCACCATATGAGTCGTGGTGAGCCAGTTGATCCATTAATCCAGATCGTTCAATTGCTCGATATTTCACATACAACTGCTTCTTTTCTTTTTGAATCCTACGCAAAAATGCATAATAAATGATTTGCGTAAAATAAGCAAAAGGATTCTTCGACTTCTCTGGGTCAAAGTTGTCAATATATTGCAGACAATTCTCAACACCGTCCGAAATCATATCATCGCGAAATGTATAATTAATAAAATTAGGCTTATATGATAGATGTGTTGCAATTTTAATAAAACATTCACCTAAGTAGTCGGGGATTCTAGGCCTTGGTTCGGCGCCGCCTTTGGCTACATGAACAGAATTTCTAAATTCCACCATTGCGTCCAAAAAATCTCCATTGTTTACATAGTGATTTGCTTTAGTCTTTTTTACCATTTTAATGTAATACCCTTTTTCTGCTGTTAGTTAGTTCGGTTAGTAATTCTGCTAACTCTTCAAGGCTTTCGCCCTCAATGGCCTCTAGTTCACTATTATCTGAGGATGATTCTGACACCCCTTTAACTTTTCCAAATTCTCTGTCAATTTCTTCTTCAGCAGCCCTTTGTATGCTTGATTCATAATACCCTTTCATATGATTAGATACATCAGCAACAACTAAAATCTTATCAAGAACAACAGTAATATAATCCTCCTGAATCCAGGGCAACCAGTTGACTAAAATTAATGTTTGGTGGTTTGTCTCCTCTGGACTTAAAAATGGAGGAATTGGGTACAGACGATATGGATCATACAATCTAATGTGATTTGTATTTTCCCAATCTTTAAAATCGACCTGGCTAATCAATTCGGTTCCGTTATCAAATTGAATATATTTTAGTTTGTAGTCCATGTTAGAATTTTAAGTCTACCTTATATATTTTGGTGGGAAATTTTTCTTGCATATAATACTTATATCGTTCGACAAAGTGCTTTACGGCAAAATTCTTATGAGCCTTATAACTCAGGTCATCTACTAGGTCATATAGTGTGGCTGAACTTTTACTCTCACTCGTTCGCAGACCTCTACCGATGCTTTGCAGTACCCGTATCTTTGATTTACCTGGGTGAGAAAAAATGATGTTGTGTAGATTTTTGATGTTTACACCTGTCGAATAAACCCCATACGATGCTACAATTATAGCATCTTTTTCGGATTCTACAATAGCTCGGACGTTTTCTCTTAATTCGGTATCTGTGCCACCATAGACGTAGAATACTTTTCGCCCCTTGGCTACTTTGTTCTTGATAATCTCATGAAGAAGGTTTCCATGCTTTTCTACATACTGAAACAGGACAAGGGTATTACCTTCAAGGCTTACCGCAAGATTTCTGATGAATGCGTTGCGCTTATTACACCCGACTAGAAAATCTATTTCTTCATGATATTTCTTATTAGAAATTTCTTTGCAAATTTCTTCTGGATATTTAAGAGTAATGGCCTTGATGTCAAATTTAGCCAGTTGGTTTTTGTCAATGAGTTCTTTTGTCGTGGTGACTTTTTTGACCCGACCAAATAATCCTTCAAGGACAAGTTTGTGGGTCTGTGCATCATCCAAAGTGCCTGTTGTACCAAAGCGATATTCTGCATTGACTAATTTGGTCATAATGGCGGTCAAAGATTTGGCCTTGAAGAGATGGCACTCATCTCCTACGATAACATCATATTGATCAAAATATTCTTTTGGCATTTTAAAAAGAGACTGCCATGTAGAAATCGTAATTGGCATATCGGATTGCTTCTCTCTTCCCGCCATGATATAGTGAACATGATTATCTGATTTCCATCCATCATTCACACCATATTCAGTAAAGTCTTTATACAACTGAGAAACAAGCGAAGTTGTAGGAACAATGATGAGGGCTTTCTTTCCCTCATAATAACGCATGAGTGTATAGATGATGAGGGACTTACCGGATGCAGTAGGGGAGAGCAAAAGACAGCGTTTCTTACGAACTGCATGAACAAATGCGTTTAGCTGATAGTCACGAATTTCTACAGGAAGTTTGAGAGTGTCAACAAACTCCTTGCCTTCCTGTAAAGAAAACTCTTCTGTCAGACCAACAGAAGAGTCGTGATATTGGACATCATAGTCTCTATCTTGAGCAAACTGTTCAATGTGGGAAAGTAGCCCTGCATAGATGGTATTGTTACGGGTATCGAGTAACCTAATTCGTCCATCCCACATCTTGTTTCGATATGCAGGCATGAACTGATAGCCTTCGGCAAAAAAGGTAAAATAATCAGCCAACTCTTGAAGAGTAGAACGCTCACCATCGACGCGAAGAAATGCTTCATTTAATTTTGATAATAAAATATCAGCCATAGTTAGATATATAACAACCAAACGATGATGGCTAGGTGTGTGAAGGTTGCGGCCGTGTGACCGACGACATATTCCATGCTATCCTGTAGCGTGTCCATGACGCGGGGTTTTGCCCAGTAGGCATCCCATTCTTCTGGATATACCGGGTCTGGACATGAGTGAAAGTATGCCATCGAACTCGTCTTAGACCTATGACTTGAATTCAAGATGAAGGCCACAGGATACCGGTCATTCTCTGGTGGTAATTGTCGATACTCTCGCCATGTCAGTAAGAGGTGCATTCCCACGAGGCCACAAAAAAATCCCATCAAGACATGTAGAACTGATTCAACTTTTTTCATCATTAATGACCTTTCATTTAATTAATGCCATTCAAAAACTTCTGCCAAGTAATTGCATTATTGATATAAAAACTACGACCATTGATGCTCGACATAATAGACTTGACAGTTTCTACCTTTTCCTTTTGGTAGTCAATTCTCAATAGAAATTTAATCAATTCGCGATCAGATTCTAGATACCGGGGAATATCTTGTTTGAGCAACTTGTGATCAAATTGATCCCATCCCCGATCCTTCAGGTCTTCTTCACTTAGTTTGCCTGAGTAGTATTCAAACTTATTTCTTTCCATTTCCTTGAAATCATGGGTCATCTTCTTGAGAAGAAGATTTTCCGAGGTATAGATTTTAAGGTATTTATTATGCAAGGAAGGAATCTTTAGGCTTTCCTTGTCCAACTCAATTGTATCAACCTTGCTGTCAGTTTCCCACAAGGCAAGAATTTCTTCCAACTTCAAAACAGTCTCCATAAACATTATATGTATTCTATAAGTATAGTCTCTTTTTACGATTTGTCAAGTGCTGTTTTTATAATTTTTTAAAATCATAACTTAGGTAACGAAAGGTCGCCGAGGCTGTCAGGTAATCAATATCCGTTTGGGTAGAATCAAATTGTAATTCGCCAAGTGATGTCGGAAACAAATCTTTGAAGGTGATTTGAAAATTTGCATTCATGTTGCTGTTCAGCGTGAGAAGTGTGGCATCAGAAATAATTGCCTCGCCTGCTCGTTTTGCCAAGTTGTCCTTATATTGTTGAAAACTACCAGGATTAGCTATACCAATCAACCATTCTTGAAGTTCAGACCAGTTTTTTAGGTCTTCGTCTACTTTGAATGTGATTGAAAGTGGGTCATAGGTCAACTTCTCGCCAGGTTGTGCTGCGTCAATGAACGGGGTAGGTTGGGGAGCTTCTCCCATGGTAATACCAGGAATGTTTACTGACTGAAGAAACCAGTTAACATGGGGCATTTTACGAATGCCAAAACGAAACCCAACAGGGGAAAGAAAGATTTGATTTTCTGGTTGACTTGCGATTGCGCCTATATCAGATGCCATGATTAGTATCTCCTCACCTCTATTTATAACAAAAAAAGGGAGCCCGAAGGCTCCCTTTTAATGGGTAATATAACCTCTGTATTACAGAGAGTTACTACTATTACATCAAGTTTGCAACATTAACTGAGCGGTAGTAGATGTTACGGTTAGCGGCAATAACATCAGATCCTGCTGTTGCGCCCTGTGTCGTAACGAGACCAGTCTTTGCGCTAGTCGCAAACGGATTAGCAACGAGACCATAACGGGTCTTGAAGCCAATCTTTGGCTGGAAGTTGCTCTCGCCAACTGCACGCACCATCTGGAGCGGAACGTATGGGCAATAGAA